GAAATATTAAAAAATGAAGATAGATATGGAAATTTTGATACGTCTAGCTCTTGCGTGTATACTTTTTGGGACTTGGGTACTAGCGACGCAACTGCTATAGTATTTGCACAGGTAGTAGATGATAAAGCAATTATTATAGATTATCATGAGTCTAGTGGTAAGAAGATTGAAGATTATGCGACTGTAGTTAATAGCAAAGGCTATAAGTATGGCGGGCATTTTGCACCACATGATGTATCAAAGCGTATGTTGTTTGGTGATTTGGTTACTAGAGCTAAAGAAATAGGTATAGATTTTAGACGTGTACCCAAAACCAACTCGGTATTACAAGATATAGAAATATGCAGACGTATGTTGCGTAAAGTATACATACATGAAAGATGTGAAGATTTATTAGAACATCTAGAATCTTATAGAGAAAGTCCTAGTGGTAGACCTGTACACGATAGACACTCTCATGGTGCGGATGCATTTAGAACAATGGTTATGGGAATACATTTAAAATTAGTTAATCAATATTTAAGTAATAAACACTCAATAAATCTACCAAATTTTGTTGGAAAAGCAGAGTCTTATACAGATTGGGATGAACAAATTGAAGATAAAAAACCATTATGGAAAACTTTTTATAAAAAATAACTTGACATATTTCTACAATAGTATATAAGAAAACATAAAAAGGTACAATTATGGCTACATTTAATGATATGCTAAAATCAAATAACCCCTCTTTACAATCATACGATGACTCTGTTCAAGCTCCTGCAAGTGCTGCTTCTGCAATAAGAAGCTCAGATATAATGTCGCAAAATCGAACAGCAAGGATGTCAAAAATAAAAGGTAAAAGAGCAACAGCAGCTCAATTAAATCCACGAGCATCAAGAAAAAGTAAACAAATTTTAAAATTAAGTGATGCGGATAAATTAGGTAGATTAAGTTTTTATGATTTTGCTAATACAACTATAGGTAGATTAAGAAAAAAAACTAGAAGTTATGCTGCTTATTTAAAATTGGCAAAAGGAACTACTGCAGAACAACAACAAGAAAAAACAAATAAAATGAAAGGTACAGGTAAAGAAAGTAGTAATAAAAAGAAAAGGTCACAAAAAATAATTGATATGTATCAAAATTATTTAAAACAAAGAAAGAGCAATTTACTAGGAGCAACAAGTAGTTTAGACTTAACAGATAACATTCAATCTTTTACAGATACAGCATCACAACTAAGTTCTTTTAGAGAAGGTTAATTTGTGAATATAGATTCATTAATTGAAATGTACAAAAGAGAAAAATCTAGTTCTGAACGAACTAATTTTGAAAATTTATATCAATCAGCAGCAGAGTTTTGTAATCCTGCGGCAGATAATATACAAAGTAAACGCTCTAAAGGTGACCGAGATAGTCAAGAACGCATTACAGATATTGGCATAAAAGCTAGACGTATGTTTACTGCAGGTATGATGAGTCATCTTTTTCCACAAGGACAAAATTGGTTACGTGTTGTTACACAAAACAGAGATTTTATGCAATCAGATAATGTAATAAGAGCATTAACATCTGTTACAAAAAAACTTTTAAGAGCTATAGAAGATTCAAACTTTTATGAAGAAATGGGACAATGTATTGACCATTGTGGATATATTGGAACTACTGCATTATATTGCGAGTCATCTCCAAAAAGAATACTTAATTTTCGTTCACATTACATTAATCAATTTTTCTTTTGTGAAAATTATCTTGGAGAAGTAGATACTGTTATTCGTGAGTTTAAACTTACAGCAAGACAAGCTTTACAACAGTTCGGTGATAATTGTTCTCAAGAAATTAAAGAAATGGCTTCTGACCCAAAGACATCTACTAAAGAATATATTTTTATACATATAGTAATGCCAAGAATGAAAGCTGTTCCTAACTCTGATGTTAAAGAAGAAAAATCTATAGCATCTTATTATATAGAATTAAAAAGCAGAAAAATGGTAATGGAGTCAGGATTTGATGAAATGCCTTATTCAGTTGCTAGATTTTACAAAACAAACTACGAAAAGTATGGTCGCAGTCCTGCAATAGAAGTATTTGCTACATTGCCATTAATTAATCGTATGGAAGTATCTCGTATTCGTGGTGCAGAAAGAGTATCTAACCCCCCATGGTTAGCACCAAATGATGGTAGTGTTAGACGTATATCTAACGAACAAGGTTCTATAATTTATTATAATGCAGGTAATCCATTATCTAAACCTGAACAATTAAGACCTACGGATAATGTAGTAGTTAACGACCAAATGATTACAAAAAAAGAAGAAGAAGTATTAGATGCTTTTTATGTTCCATTATTTAATCCACTAATGAACAAACAAAACATGACAGCTTTTGAATCACAAGAAAGATTAAATATATCATTACAGTTTCTTACACCTGCTGTTAATCGTGTAAATAAATATTTTGTTACACCTATACTTGAAAGATGTTTTGGTATTATGTTAAGAGCGGGTGCATTTAAAGAACTTGAAATAGATGAATTATCAGGTGCAACTCTTGAGTTTGATTTAGTTGGTAAAGCATCTATTGCTTCTAGGCAGATAGAACTATTTGGTACTATGACTGCAATACAACAAATTTCACAGGTAGGACAAATTAATCCTGAAGTATTTGATAATCTTAATGTAGATAAAACAGCAAGATTTATACAAGAGGTTAATATGTGTCCTATTGATTTACAATTATCTGAAGAAGAAGTTGGTTTAAAACGTGATGAAAGAAGAGAAATACAAATGGAAGCACAAAGAAGAGCTAATATGCAAACTGTTAGTGATGCTTATGCTAAAACAACTAAAGCACCTGAAGAAGGTTCTAGTGCTGCAGCTATAAATGAAGAAGAATCAATGGAGTAGTATGGATATAATTGATAAAGTTACCTATAATTTTGAATGGGATAATGAGAAGGATTTATCAGAAGAAACTAGACGAGCTTTTGTAAACCTTTTTGACCACACAAACAATGATGCATTATTAGTTACAAACTTTCTAATTGGTATATGTAAATGGCAAGACCAAACAGAATACAATGACCCTATACTTGAATCTAAAATGAACGCTTTGCGTAATGTAATATTAAGTATTAAAAAACAAATTAACATGAAACCTATAGAGGAGGACACCTATGAGTGAAGAAGAAGTAGCAACAGAAGAAGTAGCTGAAACAACTACAGAAGAAACACCTGTAGAGGAAACAAGTACAGAACAATCACAGGCTTTTGTAGATTCTATGCTTGAACAAATTGATAATGAAGATATTAAATCAGCAGGTTTTTGGGATAATTTGAAAGGTAAAGATGCTAACGAAGTTGGTAAATATATTAAAGAGTTACAAAGTTTTGCAGGTAAAAAAGGTGATATACCAAAGTCAGATGCTTCGGATGAAGAATGGGCTAGCTTTTATCAAAAACTTGGTAGACCTGAAAATATCGAAGGATATGATTTTACCATTGGTGATGATTTTACAAAACTTGTTGGAGAAGATTCAGTACCTTATTTTGAAAAAACAATAGATAATATAAAAGAACAAGCATTTAAAATGGGTGCTTCTTCAGAACAAGCAGAAGAACTTACTAATATTTTTCTTGAATCTGTTGCTGATTCTATTGAAACAAGTAATTCTGAACAAACAGAAATGCTTGCAGAAATGGATAAAGAATTACGCACCGAATGGGGTGACGAATATAACGGAATGATGAATGGTATTGAATCAATGCTTACTGCTAATGGCATGCCTGAAGAAAATATGCAGTATTTAAAAGAAGCGGGTATTCTTAAAGACCCTGCGTTTGCTATTACTATGGGAAATATTGCTGCTAAATTTGCAGATGACCCTGAAATAGGACATCATCAAGTTAATACACAAGCAGGTGTTCGTGACCAATTAGCAGAAGTTAATATGGATATAGCAGAATATGTTAAGACAGGTACAAAAATACCACAACACATTGCACAAAAACGTATAGACTTAATGAATAAGTTAGGTGAAGATTTATAAAGTTTTTTTACTTGACATATAATGCTTACTTATAGTAAGGATTTATATAACGAAAGGGATAATCTTTTTTTGACCCCTGTAAGTTATCGTCAACCTAGACGTTAAACAGCAGGCAAGACCTCCTTGTGGAGACAATCAGAGCCGATTAGTCGTGCTGTTAATTCAGCGTAAATTATTAATTAGCCAAAACAAGGAGATAATAAAATGGCTTCTACAAGTATTACAACTGCTTTTGTTAAGCAGTATGGTTCTACATTAGACTTATTAGCTCAAACTATGGGTGGAAAATTCACAGGCACTTGCCTTGAAGAATCTATCGAAGGTGAAGAAAAGTATTATGACCAATTAGGTTCTGTATTCGCATCAGAAGTTACGGACAGATATGCTGACTCACCTGAAAACGACATCACTCACGCTAGACGTAGAGTAGTGGCAACACCTTATGATGTTGGTTTGATGCTTGATAAGTTCGATAAAGTACAAATGTTGGTTAACCCTGAATCTGAATATGTTCAACAGCAGGTTCATGCGTTAAATCGTAAAAAGGATATAGAGTTTCTTAAAGGTGCTTTAGGCGACGCTCAAACAGGTAAAACAGGTGGTACTGCTACTGCTTTACCTGCAACTCAAATAATTGCTCATAACTCTACAAGTTTAACTATTGCTAAACTATCTGAAGCTCGTGGATTATTTGGTGAAAATGGCATTGATTTAGATGACCCATTAAACAAAGCATATATTGCTGTAACTCCTAAAGTTATACAAGATATGTTAGGTTCAACTAAAACTACAAGCGTTGACTTCAATACAATTAAAGCATTAGTTAAAGGTGAAATAACTTCATTCTACGGATTTGAATTTATTGTTTCTAACCTACTTCCTACTGCTGTTTCAGGTGGAGGTGCTACGTTAGATTGGTCTGCTAGTGATGTTCCATCAACAGCAAGTCAAAATGCAAACAACAGAGCTTGTATTGCATACGTCAAGTCGGGCATACGTCAAGTTACTAATCCTTCAATTCAAACAGAGATTAGCAAACGAGATGATAAGCGTTTCAATTACTATGCTTACTCTTGCATGAGAACAGGTGCTGTTCGTATGGAAGAAAAGAAAGTAATCCAAATTAACTGTAATGAAGGCGTTGCCTTAACAGGTTAACCATAAGGAGATTATATAATGGCAAATTATTATAGAGCAAACGAACTTGTTAATATCTTCGGTGAAGATAGAGCGGCAGGAGTAGCTGCTGCTTCCTATGGAACAGCTATAGATACCGCTTCATCTCGTGTTGATGAGTTTACAACTGCAAGCATAAATGCTCGTAAGCTACGTGTTGCACAGTATAACTTTACAACTCCTTCTTCAGGAAGTGCTGCAACTGATGTTTATGAGTTAGCAATTCTTCCACAAGATGCTGTTGTTATTGGATGTACTGTATCAGGTAATGCAATAGGTTCAGCAAGTAATTCAACACTAACATTTACATTTGGTTCTTCAGCTATTGGAGCAGCCGTAGATGCAATGAATAGTGGAGTTTCTAGTAAAAGTACAGGAATGGCTGCTACAGCAACCACTACTGACTTTCCATTGGTAAAGGTAACTTTATCAACAGCTGACCTTAATGACAGCAAAGCTGTAACAGGAACAATTGTTTATTACACACCAAACGATGATGCGTAACAAGTAATTCAGTAGGCATTTAACCACCTTCTCGGTTATTGTAAGACCTACATTTTTTTTAGGAGTAAGATGACAAAGATTGATATATGTAATCATGCCTTGCTTAAAATTGGAGCAAGCAACATTGCTTCTTTAGATACAGATTCAAATACAGATAATGCAACTATACAAAGTGCAAAATTATGTAACATATTTTTTGAGCAAGCATTAGAAGAAGTTTTAAGAACTTATAAATGGAATAGTGCTTTAAAAAGAAAAAAGCTTTCTCGCCTTACTGAAACTCCTGATTTTAGATTTCAATATATATATCAGCTACCAAATGATTATATTAGAGTAATTAATATATATGATAACAAAGAAGGAATTGATAATAAAATACAATTTGTGGTTGAGGGTAAACAAATACTATGTGACCACGAAGAGATTTATTTATCATATGTTGCTAGAGTTGAAGATGTAAATTCCCTAAATGCTTTTGCAACACAATGTGTAATACAAAATTTAGCAATTAAATTATCTGTACCTATGCAGTTAGACCAAGATATGCAAAATAATTTAATTAAGGAATATAATGAAGTTATACTTCCCAATGCAAAAAGCATTGATACTCAAGAAAATAGATATTGGGAAATGGAAGAAAGCGATACATTACTGTCAATATATAAAACTTCACCTATGATTTAGGAATATAATGCCGATTAATTACACACAATCTTTTCAATCAGGCGAACTGTCAAGAAAAATGGATGGAAGAGCTGAGTCTGACCAATATAAAACAGGTTGTAGAAAATTAGATAATTTTTATGTATTACCACAAGGTGGTGTAGAAAGACGTAGTGGAACAGAATTTATTGCATTAACAGGTGCTAAAGGTTCAGAGGATGGTACAAATCCATCAAGATTATTTCCTTTTGATTTTTCAGCTACAGTAAAATTTATAATACAAATTAGCTCAGGTAATATAAAAATATTTGATGCAATTAATAATGATAGTTCAGGTAGTTTATTAACTTATGCACCAACAGGTATTACTGTACCTAGTTATTCAGAAACACAACTTAATGAATTACAGTTTGTTCGTAGATACGATACTATGATTATTACACATAGAGATTTTGAACCATTAGTTTTAAGAAGGGTAACGGAAGAACCTACATTTACTATAGAAAATATTGATTTCATATATCCACCATTAATGGATATGAACTTTACAACAACAAGTTTAAAACCTAATTCTTCTGTATTGCCTACAATATCAGTAGCACTTAATACATATAATAGTGTAACAGGTGCATTAAAATTAGATGCAACAGCTCATGGATTAGCTGTAAATGATAGAGTAACTATAACAGGAGTAACTCATAGTAGTGGTTCAGTTACTATAACTGATACAGTTGTTACAGTATCAAATGCAAATGATTTTACTATTGTTATAAGCACATCATTATCTTCAGTTGCAGTAAGTAGTGGATTAGTAACAAAAATTATAACACAAATACAAACATATTCTGATGATGCAACTACTTTAGTTTCTAATATTATAAACAACGACCATGTTAATTCTACTTGGGGAATAAATTATGCAAGAGCAAGTACAACAAGAAGTATAGCAATAGATATATCATCTGCAACTAATTCAAGTTTATTAGATGTTAGTTTTGGTAACTATGTTATTAATATTAGAAAAAAAACTAGTACTGATGAATTAACAGGAACTGTTATTTTAGAAAGAGATACAGGTTCAGGTTTTGAAGATTTTGTTATATTAGGAACTGCAGATGGAAGTTCAAATAGTTCTACTATGAGTTTTTCATCTACATTAGCAGAAGATAAAAATACTCAAATAAGAATAAAAGTTTCTCCTTTTACTTCAGGTGGTATTGAAGGTGAAATAGTATCACAAGATAGATTTCAAAAAGGCTTAGTAAAAATTACAAGTAATATATTAGGTTCTACAGTTACATTAGCATCTGCTTCTGATTATGATAACAGTTCAGGAGCTGCTACATTAGTATCAACAGGTATTCAAGCTAAAGGGTTAGCTAATGGAGATACAGTAACTATTACAGGAATAACAAAAACATCAAATGGTTCTGCAATAACAGTTAGTAATCAAGCAGTATCTTCGGTAACAACTAATGGTTTTACTGTTAATGTTGGTGCAAGTCATACAGCTATAAGTCTTTCAAATGCTATTATATATTCTTCATCAAGAGTTAACGCAGAAGTGTTATCTACTTTAGGTGATAATACTGCAACTATATTTTGGCAAGAAGCAGAGTTTAGTAATTATAGAAAGTTTCCTATAGCAGCAGAATTTTATCAAAATAGATTATTTTTTACAGGTTCTAAAGATGACCCTGCTACAATATTTGGTAGTGTATTTAATGATATATTTAATTTTCTTACAGGCTCTACAAGTGATATGTCAATCAAACGTATACCTGATACAGCAGCAGAAGCAAAATCGCTTATAGGTAAAAAAGATTTATTTATGGGTACAGATGGTGGTATAGTTTCTATTAAATCAGTAAACTCTGACCAACTTATATCACAAACAAATATAAGTACTGAGATACAAAACTCATATGGTTCATCATTAGTACAACCTGTATTAGCTAATGATGTTGTTGTATATTTACAAGGTAATAAATTAAAATTAAGAGAGCTTGTATACAGTAGAGATAATGATGTATTTGTAGGAAATGATTTAAATATCTTAAGTGAAGATATTACAGGTACAGGTGTAAAACAAATGTTTGTACAAAAAAACCCTGACCAAATTATTTGGTGTATAAAAGAAGATGGAACAGCTTGTATATTATCTTATGATAGAACAAAACAACTTATGGGTTGGTCTAATATAACCACTACAGGAACAATAGTTAGTGGCACAATATTAACAACCTCAAATGAAGATGAAATATTTTTATGTGTAAAAAGAGATTCAAAATTTTGTATTGAAAAATTTAAAAACAGAAGCGATTTAACATGGTATGTAGATTCAGGTAAAGAGCTTAATGGAGGTGCAGGTAAAAGCATTACTGATATTGCAATAGCATTAGGTAAAATAACTATTACTTCAACTAGTCATGGACTATCTGATGGAGATTTAATTCAAATTAACAATACTGATTCAAACCAACTAAATGAAATGA